ATTCTTTCTAAAACCAGCTACTGTTGTTTCTGTAACCTTAACAGAAAATGAATTCCAATATCCTGTTCTTGGCCACCAAAACGCAAGTTTTCCATCTGAGTGTTTTAAAACCTTAATATAAGATAATGAAGCACCGTAATTATACCCTGCAACATTTATAAACGTTGAATTGTAATTATATCCTTCAGCAATGAAATTGAACGGTGTTTGCCCATATCCTTTACCTGTAACTTCAATAGTCCATGAAGCACCAGAAGCGGCCGTTGCATCAATCGTGGTTGTAACAAGAATTCCACTTGCAAAATCTGAACTCGAACCTATGTAACCTACTTCAAGACTGTCAAAACCATCAAGTTTTTCACTATCTGCTGCTTTAGCATCTGATAACAACCATCTACCATCCAAATCTTCTACTAATGTACTTGCATCATTAAAACCTAATGTAAGTTCGCCATTAGCACTATTAAACTCTATACTATTTACAAACTTGTTATCATCAGTTGAATCTACTAAAAAGCCTTGTGAATTTACCCATTCTTGAGTTGCTAATTGATTACCACTATTTAGTATGGCTCCAGCTGTGGTTATTTCAAAGAATGGTGTTGCTAGACCATTAAGTGTAGGCATTGATGATGCGCTACCATGTATTTTAAAACTATTAGCTGGAACACTTGTATCATCTGCACCTATCGCCCAGAAATTATCTCCATCAGCATCGCTGAATTCCATTTGAGGACTTCCAGCATTATCTATATTCCATTTTATTTTAGCTGTATTTGGAGAACCCGACCAAACAGTAAGACTGTTTGTTAATGTACCACCGGCTAACTTTAAGTATCTATCATCATGATAGTGTGTAGATGGGTTAAAGTCACTAGGTTTACCATAGATATTAGCCCAATGAGTTGCCACTAAAATCAGAGTATCGTTATCTATATTAAAATTAGTCTTCTTTTCGCGTAACTCTACTAAAATTCCTTTACCCATAATAACCTCCTGTTATAATGTTATTTCATCCGTTTTTATAAAGACATAAGCTCCTTCACCATGATACAGTGAAGCATTTGCTGCTTCAACATTGTCATACGTTTTTATAAAATTATTATAGTGTATAACATCCATAGCTCTAGCCTCTGATATAGCTTTAGTAGTATCTAAAGCAGCACCTCTAATATTAGTTTGAGTAGCTAACTGTAATACACCAAGTTGACTTTCAGAACCAGTTTGAATAGTGGCAAGTGATGCGCTTTCTATATGTCCATACTCATCAGTAGACAAACTTGATACAAATTTAATTGTACTACCTACTAAAGATACATCTATTCCATCAGTAGGATGATCATAATTAAATAAGCTATTTAATTTAACTTTATCAGTAGCAGACATAAGTCCTGAAGCAGTTATTGTTGCTTCTGGATAATTTTGGTTAACGATAGCCCATAATTTATTATCACTTGCGTCCACCCCACTATATATTACCCAGTCATTTTTCTCTAACGTAATAAGAACACTTGCTCCACCTGTGATTGCCCCACCACCGTCGTCACCATTAGTGACAATATGACCTGCTGGAACTATAAACTGACCACCAATATCAATAATACAATACATACCTTCCACTACTGATGGATTGTATAATTCAAGTTTATCGTATATGTGTGCAAAACTATCTGATAAGCTAACACTCCATGATATATTAGTACCATGTTTTAAACCGTGTTTTAATTCACCCGGAATTAAATTTATGTCAATCATATCACTTTCATCTAACAAGCCGTCAACTGCTTTTACGTGTGTTCTAACATAACGTAATTGCTCATCACCACTAAATGTAGTAGTCTTTTGTCGTAAATCTACAACTATGGCAGTTCCCATTATTCAGCACCCCATTTTTTCATAATATTAGCTTTAGCTGTACTATATAAATGAACTGCTGTATCATTAGCAGTTTGATTTAATTTAAGTGTTAGCTCAAAGCCATCTAGTAACTCGGTTAAAGCTGCTGTTACTTCTTTATTAACAGCTCGTATTGCTATATTATCAGCTCGTAATTGTTCAACTGCATCACTTGATGATTTTTTAGCAATAGCTCGTAATTCAGCTAATTCAGCTTTTGCATTACTCAGTAAGCCGTTTAACTCACTTATATTACGGTCTTTACTTTCTATAGTACTGATAGCAGTACTATACTCTTTGATTAGTGCAACTTTTGTTAGCTTCATCTTTAATTCTTTAAAATTACTTTCCATTTTTATTCTCCTTATATAGTTATAGTTTTACTTTTAATAAAAGCATATGCTTCGTTAATCATAGTGTTATCAGCTTCAGCTATAGAGTCAAATACTACTATTTGTGAATTAGCGCTTAAGCTATAACTAGTTAATAAAGCATCTACTTGAGCTTTAGTATAATATGCAGATAAATCAATATTACTTAAGGTCTCGCTTAAGTCTGCTAGTAAAATTGTTATTTGTTCTTTAGTATAATAATCAGATAAGTCAATATCACTTAATATTTCACTCAACTCAGTTAATAAGTTATCTACTTGAGTTTTGGTATAATATTCAGATAGGTCTATATTTGCTATAGCATTACTAATTAAAGTAGTTAACGCTTCATTTTGGCTATTTTGAGTTTCAGTTAAAGCAGTTTGTAAATCATTTAATAAAGTTTCAATTTCAGCTTTAGTATGATAGTTGTCTATATTCAATGAGACTGTACCTAATGAAGTCCAACTACTAGTGGTACTATTCCAAATATAACCAGTACTAGTTGAACTATCTACTGGGACTAGATATATTCGATTATCTAGTCCAATAGTAGGAAGCTCAGTTACTATTAAGATTACTTCAGGTTTGATTAAGTTCGATGATAACATCTGTGATAAATAGCTTTGTTTTATAGTTACTCTACCATCAATAATATTAAACTGTTCTATTGCGAACTTTGCAATACCTGCATTATCATAAGACGCTTTAGGTACATATACAAATATTCTTTCCTCAGCTAATATAGATGGTTTTTCTGGGACTATTTGTTGGTACAATCTATTCGGTACACTATATGCAAATTGTCTAACTTCTGGCGAAGTTGCTTCTATACTAGTATTCGCTTCTGGAGTATTAGTACTTATAGCTGCATATAAATCATTAGGTATATCTACAAATATCGGTTCAGTTTTAATGTCAACATCTACCTTAGCTTCTAACTCAGGATCTACTAAGTCAGTCTTTATAGTAGTATATAATTTGCTCATATATTCTCACCTACTTAACTACTGATTGAACTACAAATCGTCTAGGTGGTTGTAACATTTGAATATTACTGACTTTAGCTACTATGCTTGTAGCTGGGTCTAAAATTCGGTAACCCCAATAGTTAGGCCAAACTTTATTAATTAAAGCTACACAAGCGGCTTGATATTCAGTTACAGCAGTAGTTGGGCTACTTGCCCATGCTGTATTAAAAGCATCTGACATTTTAGCACGTAACGTACTATCTGAGAATATAGTCTCTAACTCAGTTGACATTGGCACTGTGTCCATTAGTTCTATTTGATAAAAGTAATCAGTATTAGTCATATCTAAAGTTATGGTTTCATCTAACGACATAACTACAGTGAAATCATAATCATCAGTTAATACTTCAGTCTCATCTTCAGGGTTTAAGTAAGCAAAATGTAATTGTGAATTACCAGCTTCAACTTCTTCAGTTGTTGTAAATTGATACATAATACCAGCAGTCATATAAGGAACCATGCCATCATTATCCCAAGCTGCTTCAGGTAACATACCCATATCTTCTACTCTAGTTAAGAAAAATTTTGGAACATCAGTTAGTTCTAACCACAATTGCTTACTAACAATATTATTATTCTCACGACGAGTTGATCCTATGGTGATACACACCATAGGATTTACTCTTTCGCTAGAAATAAGAAAAGGTACATAATAATCAGTTCTTTGACTTATTTTAAAGTCAATTGCTGCAGTTTCTCCACGATATACTGAGATATCGTTATTTGCGTTTATTTTGCTCATTATTTAGCCTCCGTCTTTGTTTTGGCTTGTTGTTTATTATTAGTCTTACCTTGTTGTTGAGCATGGCTCTTACCATTATTTGGTTTACCAGCACCATCACGTGCTCCACCAGCACCTCCGCCACCTTCTCCACTAGGTTGTTTCTTACCTAAATTACCACTTTGCATATCTTGAATAAACGATAAAGCTAATTCTATAGCTTGAGGGTTATTCATCAAGGCTTGTTCAATTTGGCTTGGAAGATGTTTAGCACTTTCTTGTAAGAACTTGATAGCAAACTTAGCTGTTGGATAACCTTGTTGATCTTTCATGTGCCAATACAATAATAATGCACGTTGAGGATCAAGTTCAGAACCTGTAGTTCCATTTAAGAAGTCACGGTCAATCATTTGCCACATCATTTCGCGGTCTTTAGTTATATAAGCTACACTATCTACTGACCAAGCAAAATCATCACGATAATATAATTCGCCAGTTTCGTTCTTAGCTAAGAACATATATTTAGACCATACCTCTTCACGATAACTTCCATCTGGTAATAAAGCTACAAACGAACGTTCTTCATCAGAATAAGCTAATAAGTATTTGAATATCAATTCATATACACCAGCATAGGCTGTATTTCGTTGAGTCTTAGACGAACTTTGTCTTTGAGCAGAAGCAGTTAACTGAGCTTCTTTAGCTTTACCAGATATAGCAGTTGGGTCAGTTTTACCTTGATCAGTATCAGTAACACCTTGTGCTGACTTAGCATTACCATATAATACATTGACCATCGTTAACTCACCCATGATGTCAGCCAAAACTTGTTTAACTTGAATGGCTTGACCTTCTTGGGCACTTTCGATTTCAACATAAGTAATTTCGGCATCTGTGTCATCAATATTAGTATCTTTTAATTTAGTTACATAGGTTTTAGACATGGCTGATTTACGCTCAGCTTTATTTAATAATTTATTAGCACTATCTTGAGCTTCTAAAGCTAAATCGACTTCTGATATACCATATATTTCTCTAGCCACTTTAATAGTTCGTTTAGGCACAAATGGTAACTGACGAACTAGATAATGTGGAATTTTAGTGCCAGCTTTAATAGTTTTCTGATTGTTAGGTTGTTCACCATCTTCTTCAGGTTTATCAGTTTCACCACTACGGTATTTATTTTCGACATATATTAAGTCTTCAGTTAAAGTTTCTTGAGTAGCAGCTTCATAGTGAAAGTCTTTTCCTAAACATACTGGACACTCTTCAGCTATTCTAACTATAGAACCACATTTATCACAAGTTCTAAGTTTTCTCATACCCCACTCAACATCATTGGTTAATACAGTTAAGCTATCTTTTACATATACTAAATGACCAACTACTCTGTTTTGATTTAAATAATATACTTCAACTACATCTACTAAGTCTGTACCATTATCACATGATACATTACGACCATATAAGTCAACTATTGTTGCTAAAGTCAGTTGTTTAGTTTCAAATATATATTCTAGTTTTTTATAATCTGATACACCAGGCTGTGGAAGTACTGTATCAACTGGACAATTAATAACCTTAGGCATGCCGCTTCGTTCATTAGTATTATCGAATGGGTCCCATTCAACTTTTAACCAAGTTGTGCCATCGATTAAACAAGAATGTTCACTTTCATCATGTACTTCTTCAGACAGCATTTTGTCAATCTCGTGATTGATCAAAGCTTCTGTAGCATTTACAACAAATATATCACTATAGTATCTAGGACTCATTTTAGGACCAGGCATTAATGATATAACTTTACTTTCAACTAATTCAAACGCCATCTTTTTTAAAGCTTTCATTTTAACCGTTGTTTCATTTCCTTCGGCATCTAATCGATAAAATGTACCTGTGTATGCATTACGCCATTTAGTTAAATTTTTTGAATTAAGTCTACTATTTTCAAACTCAGCTTCAGCTACAAGAAACTTTTCATTCCATTTCTGGACCATCAAAGTTTCTTCTTCAGTATTTTGATAATCTGTGGCTTGGTTAATACCAAGATATAATTCAACTCGACTATCCTTTAAACTACCTTTCTCCATATTCATTACTCTCCTTTTTTAATTTACATGCTACCATATTCGCCACCTTCATCTTTAGGCTTCCATTTCATATTAGCACCATGTAGTCGTATAAAGTCTCTTTTCTCAGTTCTAGTTTTTAATGAATTGTAATCAGCTTCCATTTCAGGCCACCACTTAGAATACCTAGAAAAGCGTTCTACTTTCTTACCGGTTTTTTCTACACCAGTTAATAGTCCAACAGACTTTTTAATGCCTTGAGAGAACATATCCACTAAGTCATCATTTCCAGCAAAAGGGAAGGTACCTAATTCTTGTTTATAACAGTGGGCATAGCTTAGTCC